CGCTGAGTTGATGCCGTGGGTTCAACCCTACCGTGGCGAAAGAGGTTTCAGCCCACCATGCGTGGATGACTGACAGGATGGGCCAGCTAGGACCCAAACCCATCAGTATCCCGCACGAGGACTGAACCTCCTGACCCCACGGGTAGGCGAGGCCCTGTGAACCCGTAAGGGCGAACAAGGCTTCGGACCAGAGAGGTGGTAAGTCGATCCATCCGTCGCACAACCCCAAGACCACGTCCCGGACGAGGTCGAGGGGAAAGCGATCCGTGGCCGCCGAGAGGTCGGTGGAAACAATGTGTTGTCCGGCTCTAGAGCCCTTCATCACATTGGCCATCGCCTCCCGGCGGTCACCTCGGAGGAAGTCCGAGGCCGGGCGGTAACGAGCAACAGCCTTCAAGAGGGCGTTGTTCAATACCGAACCTGCAACTGCCACATGAGCGGGAGGAGCGGAGACAATCCGCTGCTTCCACCCACGTTCCGCAACGCAGGTAACCCGGTGGGTCGCTGGCTCCGTCGCTGTTTTCCAAGCAGCGGCGCGAGCCACGTCGACGGATCCCTGGTTGGACCGCACTGATTCTACCTCCGAAGGGAGGAAGAAGTCATTGTAGTCCATGAAAGACAGCGCGTTCGGACGAGACCAGTACTCCTCGGGGAGTTCACTGATCCAACGTACGTGCTGCTTTCGGGTTTCTTCACGTGAGCCTCCATTCTTCCTCCCCGTCTTGGCCGAGGCCGACGGTGAGGGGAATATAGACTCGACGAGATCTGACTTCCTGATATGCGCTCGCGCAAACCAGGAGGCAAACCTCCGTGCAGAATCCCTCAGGGCTGGTGCCACCGTGGGAGACGAGGTAAGTGCGGCTCGATGCGCTATAAGCGCACGGGACCGGACCACTTCGTCTCCGGGTGGAAGAGTCCGGGACAGGAAGGCCAACTGGTCGAGGGCGTCGCGAGAGACGTCCCCGATCAGAAGCTTCCTGACCAAGAAGCGCGACTCCGGGAGCAGGGGCACACCAGTAATGGCCGTGTCCCTAGCACCCGCAGCCGCCTTCTTGAGCCACCCCAGGGTGGCTCCGACTCCTTGACTGCAGCATGTGGTCAACAACCATTGAGCGAGCTTCTGGAGCTCAATCAACCGCTTGTTGTCCAGG